TTTGACAAATTTGACGATAATAAATCAATCTATACCCGGTTTTACTCCGATCCAATAAATGCATTGCGCATATTCGGGTGGACAGTCGTGGCATTTACATATTACTTTACCAACTTCTAACTATCCTTTACACATCTTCCTCTCCATTCATATAATTATATAGTACATTATCGGGATTATGATTTTGTATATCCCCACATATTAACATTGTACTTTCATACATTTTTCGTAATACATCATTCGGGGTGGTCGACCCCACTTTGATTAACCCCCTTTTTATTAGATGGCGTTTTACATCTTGGATTGATGTTTGTTTTAAAAGCTGCGATTTGGTAGTTGTATTATTGCGAATAGTTTTATTAGAAATCAATACCGATACTTTTGGCAATTTAGACGACCGACCTATTTTGTACGTTCTACGAACAGTTTTTCTCTGCATACGACGTTTAGGTCGGTATTTGTTTTTTATTTTAGTCATTATTTCATTTGATTGGTTCAACTCCGACATACGTTTTAATCCATCGTTTATCTTCATGTCAACAACGTTTGTATTTATATTTGCTTGTTCGGTAGAGAGTGACGGTATATTCATATTCGACATCGGTTTATTTGCACTATTGGTGATAGCGGAAGCAATGGTGTCACCAATTGTAATTGATGGTTGATTTTTAGAAGTACGTATAAAGTTTCTATATGTTGGTAGACTACCATTTTTTAAACACCCATATGACGGTTTCGGTGATGGAACACTGCTTTGTGAAATTACATTCTGAGTATGAGTTCTATGTGATGTAACTTGGCTGGTTGAATGGTTCATATTTCCAACCGGAGCAGGAGGATACACGGGTTGGTTAGTATAAGTCCGTTTTACTGTCGTATTATGATTATTTCCTGCATTTTCATGTTTATCTTTTAAGTTATTTAGATAGTCTTTCGCTCTATCAATTTCGGTTTTCATCTCAGACATTTCTTTTACCTCGGGTGTCTTTGTAGAGAGGTTTGATGTTGAACTAGTCCCAAATAGTTTATTATACCTATCTTCTTGTTGTTGACGTATCATCCGCAACAGAGAACGTTTCTTTAATGTATCTGGTTTGGGTTTGCTTGTCGTAGATTTTATTTTAATATTAGCATTGGCTTTGGCTGTCGGTTTCTCTTTTGGTTTTCTCTTTCGTGTTGTATTAAAATCAAAGTCAGCCATATTTATTTTAATTTGTTTCTGTTCAGACATATTACGATATAATAAAGCATCGAAAAAAATTATTTGGTATAAACCGATATACTAAATAATCTGTTCATCTGGTTCAATTTCAATCGGCTATACATATAATCCATAATCTTTGAACACTTTTTTCTTCTTGTTGTTCGCAAACTGTTTATACCCAGCATTGATATCCTGCATATTAATCGATTTCTTACGAGCATTGACATTTCCATATATGCGTCGTCCATGTGCAACCTTAATATAGGTAATCAATGCTTCTATATCTCGTCCAGAACTTGTGAAATTGTCCTTCCGTTCTAAGAACCATTTTTCAGTCAACTTTAAATCTTCTGAAATGGTCCATTCTTGCTCCAATACCATTTTATTGAATATCTCCATCAACTCATTCATTGTATACGGTTGCATAGCAAACCGCCAAATAAATCGTGAATTCAGTCCTTGATTTGCACGAAAGAATGTATTATTTAATTCTTCCTCATAACCAGCTATTATTACCATAAGTTCACTTTTATGGTCACTCAGTGCTTCACATAAAATATCTAAACACTCTTTTGAATAAGTGTCATTGCTATCCGACCCATATAACGAGTATGCCTCGTCAATGAATAATACACCACCAAGACATTCAGTAATAACTTGTTTTGTTTTTATAGCCGTTTGTCCCAAATAACCGGCAATTAGATCATTTCGCGTAACCTTTCTAAATATATTGTTTTTTAACACACCGATTTTCGAATACATTTGACCGATTATTCGAGCCACTTCTGTTTTGCCAGTTCCCGGTGGTCCATATATAACAGTATGTTTGAAGTCACTTACATTGCGCCCAACGTGCAAACTTTGTATAAAATACAAGAGTTGATCAACCACTGATTGTTTTATCGTTGGCATACCAATCATATTATTAAGCGCAGTTAATTCGGGTTTGATCTCATGCAATGTAGCCAAGTCAATATTATATTGTGTATTTGGTTGAACATCATGTTTATTTACTATATCCAACAAATCCCCCACACAATTAATTGACATATCAATGTTACACGTTTGCATTGGTTCGTTTTTCTCTGGCTCAATCTCATCAAGCATAGGTGGGTTCAAATGCACCTCCTTGTCATGTTGCCATATTGAATAATTTGACATATCATTTCCATTGTAATTTATCAATGGTGAAGGTAACAACCATTCTATATTTGTTGGTCCAGTATCGATAGTTTCTGGTATATATCCAATATCATAATTGCTAATTACATTATCATAATCACTAGTAATGTATCTATTTAACTTATGCATATTGCCCCGTTCATTAGAACTATCCAATAATTCTATAAATTTTTTATATTTTGTCATGATAGATATAGAACTCGGTAAACATGTATTTATATCATTTTCTAAAATAAATCGATAGTTAAAAAATTGAACAAGCTATCTGTATTTTAATAAAGGTAAATATAGATACAATGAGTTACGAGATGAAATCTTCTGAAATGGGCAGCGCGTGCATGGCGGAAGCCGTTAATCATGTCCATTCTGGTGGGCATAGTGTAAAGACATCACTTAGTGACACTAAAATATTATCCGAAATAGAAAAAAACGTTCAACTGGAAGAAAAAATTAAAGGATGCATTGAGGAAAACATTGCCACGATTACTGATGACGAGACGAAACTCTTAGATCACCTGGGTGATTATACCGAAGAACCGTTCGATATCATCGAGTCGTATTTCAATGGAAAGCATTTGGAGCGATTAGTTCGTCATCAGATCGAGTCGTACAATCACTTTGTCAATTATCAGATCCAACGTACAATTCAGATGTTTAATCCGGTAACAATTCATTCTGAGAATGATTATGTTGCAGAGACGGACAAATATTTCCTAGAAGTGTTTATCTCGTTTGTAAACTTCAAACTGTATCCTCCTCAAATCCATGAAAACAATGGAGCGACTAAGACCATGCTTCCACAGGAGGCAAAGTTGCGCAACTTCACCTATGCATCGACAATGACAGTGGATATCAATATCCAGTATGTTATTCGTAATACCGATAATATGGATGCACCTCGTACAATCGAAAAAACATTGCCCAAAATTAATATTGGAAAACTACCGATCATGTTGAAGTCATCTGTATGTGTATTAACACAAAACCCTCACATTAGTCATGAATACACAGGTGAGTGTTCAATGGACTGTGGTGGGTATTTTATTATTAAAGGTTCAGAGAAAACTGTTCTCGGACAAGAACGTGCAGCGGAAAACCGCATTTATTGTTTCGATGGAAAAAATACAACTAAGTGGTCGTGGTATGCAGAAATTAAATCTGTTCCCGACTTCAAGTGTATTTCACCTAAGCAAATTGAAATGATGCTTTCAAACAAAAATAATGGATTTGGTCATGGTATCTACATTACGATCCCTCGAATTAAACAACCGATTGAACTATTTGTACTGTTCCGTGCTTTGGGTGTAAATAGTGACAAGGAAATATGCAGTTATATTCTCTTAGATATCGATGGAAACAACCGAATTTCGCCAGATACGCTACAAGCATCGGCGATCGACGCAAACAAGTATATGACACAAGAAGCGGCGTTCGATCATATTACCACCTATGTTGCATATACTCCCATTAATATGGACAAAGAGACTGGTTTGCGCAAGAAGCAAGAATTTGCGAACGATGTATTGACGAATGATTTATTCCCTCATTGCAGAACATTAAAACAGAAGTTGTATTTCATCGGATATATGGCAAATCGATTAATTCAAACAAGTCTTGGTATAATTGAACCGAGTGACAGAGACTCTTATATTAACAAACGTATCGAATTGAGTGGTACGTTATTAAATAATTTATTCCGCAATTACTTCAATAAGTTGGTAAAGGAAATGCAAAAGCAAATTGTACGTGAGATTAATACAGGATCATGGAGATCAACCGAAGACTATGCAAATATAGTGAATAACATTAATATTTATAAAATTATGAAGTCTACTACAATTGAGAATGGCATTAATCGTGCCCTGTCTACTGGCGATTTCAGCATTAAACAATCAAACACGAGCAAGGTGGGCGTAGCGCAAGTATTAAATCGGTTGACTTATGTATCTAGTTTAAGTCATCTTCGTAGAATAAACACCCCTCTGGAAAAGAGTGGAGAAATGATTGCACCAAGAAAATTACACAATACTACATGGGGTTTCTTATGTCCAGCAGAAACCCCAGAGGGGCAATCCATTGGCGTTGTAAAGAACATTAGTTATATGGGTCATATTACTATTCCGTCAAATAGTTCTGCACTCTATGAATATGCTGAACCGCATATACTATCGGTCGAAGATATTTCTCCTTCTGAATTGTATGGTAAGGTGAAGGTGTTTATAAATGGCACATGGATAGGAGTTGCCAAATCACCGATTGAGTTCTACCAAACGACTTTGAAAAAGAAACACCAGGGGATTATTAATATCTATACATCCATCATATTCAACTACAATACTCTGGAAATTCGCATTTGTAACGATGGTGGTAGATTAACCCGTCCAGTCCTTCGTGTTCGCGACAACAAGGCATTAATCACAAAAGAAATTATTAAGCGCGTTGCAGACAAAGAACTTACTTGGAACGATTTGTTGACATCATGCAAATTGCCAGAGTCTGTCATTGAATATATTGATCCCGAAGAACAGAATTATGCGATGATTGCAATGAAATGTAAAAATAACTATATTCAGAACGCAAATGACTATTTCCAATACACACATTGTGAAATTCACCCTAGCACTATATTTGGTGTCCTGGCTTCATGTGTACCCTTTCCTGAACATAATCAAGCGCCTAGGAACACATATCAATGTGCTATGGGTAAGCAAGCGATGGGTGTATATGCTACAAATTATGATCAACGAATGGATAAGACGGCATATGTATTGAATTACCCGACCAGACCCTTGGTAGATACACGACTGATGAACCTAATCCATCTTAACCAAATCCCATCTGGTACACAAATCCACGTAGCCATTATGACACATACTGGGTATAACCAAGAGGATAGTGTGTTAATCAACCAGGGGTCAATTGATCGTGGGTTATTTCTAGCAACCATTTATCATACAGAAAAGGATGAGGACAAAAACATTATTCGCGATGAGATTATTCGTTGTCGACCGGACCCAGCAAAAACGCGCGGGGTAAAGTTTGGAAACTATTCGAAGTTAAACTCGTCTGGATTTATACCCGAAAACGAATTAGTTGAAAACCGCGATGTAATTATTGCCAAAATTGTTCCGATCAAAGAAAATAGAAACGATCCTACCAAGATTATTAAGTATGAAGATCAGAGCAAAACATTCCGCACCAATGAACATACTTACATCGACAAGAATTATACTGGTAGAAACGGAGACGGTTATAACTTTGCGAAAGTTCGCATTAGAGCATTGAGAAAACCCACTTTCGGAGACAAGTTTAGTTCTCGTCATGGACAGAAGGGTACCGTCGGTAATATTATTCCTGAATGTGACATGCCATTTACTAAGGATGGTCATCGACCCGATATTATCATTAATCCTCATGCAATTCCATCTCGTATGACTATTGCACAGTTAAAGGAGACCTTACTCGGCAAAGTACTACTTGAACTCGGACTGTTTGGAGATGGTACTAGTTTCGGTAATATGGATATTCAATCCATTGCAAAGGAGTTGCAAAACATCGGTTACGAGAGTTATGGTAACGAGATATTATATAATGGTCTGACTGGTGACCAACTAGAAACTAGTATATTTATTGGCCCAGTATTTTACCAAAGATTGAAACATATGGTAAGTGATAAGCAACATAGTCGTTCCATTGGCCCCATGGTAAATCTTACTAGACAACCGGCTGAGGGAAGAAGCCGCGATGGTGGATTTAGAATAGGTGAGATGGAAAGAGATGTTATGATCGCACATGGTATGACTAAGTTCTGTCGTGAAAGAATGTATGATGTATCGGACAAGTATAGTGTCCATGTTTGTAAAACATGTGGCATGACTGCTGCATACAACGATGGTAATCAAAGTCGCATGTACGAAACCGCCGATTTTACAATTCATATGTGTAAGAATTGTGACAATAAGATTGACTTTGCTAAGGTCGAGATACCATATGCATACAAGCTTATGGCACAAGAGTTACAAACGATTAATGTCGTACCTCGTATCATTACCGAATAGTTTGACTACTTGAATACACCTGACAGACATAATACGTATATCATTACAATATTTTTATTGGGTTTAGATCTGACCTCATTTGTATAGACATACTACAAATAGATTTAGTTGAATTATGGAAAGAGAACTTCCCAGTGTGGGCGATAATACAAATATAAACGATTCGCGGTTAGCAAATGATTTTAAAGGCGTTAGTTTTTCAAATTATAAAAAAACCGCAGTACGCAAAAACTTAATCGAAAATATTATTAATGGACGGATTGAACCTGCCTGTTATTGGAGTAGCGAATTAATATGCGCCGGACACTTTATGGACTTGTGGGAAATTATACTTCATTATGTCGGTAAGCATATCCATATTGGCAATCCTAAGATTGTCATCTATTTAGAAAAAAGGTTTATGTTGTTTCGTAATCTTATGGAAACCGAAGACTTTACTAGCGAGTTCCAATTGAGAAACCATACTACTATACGACAATTATTTTCCGAAGTTATTTGCACATTAGCCACATCTAACCGCAAACATAGTTTTGAACCTATCAAAATAAATCGGGTTGACGAATTTGACATGACTTACATGACAGATCGATTAAAAGCACCCAGCGTTCATTATGCCGAACATATATTAAAACGAGACGACCCCAAGGAATTATTTATTGCCATCAACGAATTCTCTTATCACTTATCAAATGATAGTCTCAGTGTTTTTAATGCCTGTTATTGGATCGAATGGATGATCGAGTTTGATTTAATATGTAAAAAAAGAAAGCAACCTGCTACTTGTGATACACGCACCGATATACCCGTCGAGAACAAATACCAGACGAACATTATTTGGATAGTATGGGATGCGTTGTTTAAGTACAGTGATGCTATCGATAATCCATATATAACTCAATTATTAACATCCCTCCAATCCATCTTTTGTATTAAATATACACCTGCTTCTAATAAGAAACGTCGATATTTGTTATATTTTGCAGTGGCAATCATAACAGAAACCGTCCCTACCGATGTACCTCTTATGTCGAACAAACCCCTCGTTACTAATATTGTCGGTCAAATCAATCTAATTTATAAGCAAATCAAAAAGAATGAGAAGAAACCTACTACGGATTATCTCTTCAAAAACTTAGAAAATGAGGTTGCTATTGAGAAATCCATGCGGAGAATGGAGCTTATGAACTCGATTGACATAATCCATAAATAAATCTCTGCACAAAATATATATTCGCGACTTTATGTCCAAAAAGAATGACTATGATGGTTTAGGTGAGCCACATGTAATAGGCCAAGGCACATATGGTTGTGTTCATAAACCACAGATGAAATGTAAAAACGCTACTAGAAAAAATTCAAAAAAAGTATCGAAGCTCATGACCAAACACGATGCCAATGCTGAAATGCAAGAATATGGTATCATCTCTCGTGCTGACAATAAAAAAGAGTTCTATATGGGAAAACCTACAAAATGTAACATTGAGGTGAATGATATGAACTACAATGCTGCACAAAGATGTAGAAATGAGCATTTATCGCCATCCAAACTCGACCAATATGCCTTGTTAGTTATGAAATACGGTGGACTAAACCTAGAAGTTTTTGCCAATCGTGTACATAAAAAATGGGATGTCACTCCAAGAAACATTAAGAAAATCGATTTATTTTGGTTAGAAATGTCCAGATTATTTTACGGATTGAAGGCATTCAACAAGAACAAGATTGTACATCATGATCTCAAACATCAAAATATCGTCTATGATGAAAAAAACAATCGGGTCAATTTTATTGATTTTGGGTTTATGGGCAATAAAGATACAATTCTTGACAATGCAAAGAAATCGAAATATTGGCTATCACGCAAATATCACTGGTCATTTCCATGGGAAATTGTATTTTACAATGAAAAAGCATACAAACGACAAGCACTAGCTACAAGTAATAATATTGGCGAAACATTCGATGATTACGCAACTGAAATTGAGAAAGAATGTGGTTATTTCTTTTACAGCATACTCCCGACCGTAAACAGAGAAAACCATCCACCCGTAATAAATCATATGCTAACTCAGTATTACACCATGTTGACCGAGTTTGAACTAGCTGACTATGATAGCTTTTTGAATAAATCAGTTGATACAATCGATAGTTATGGGGTGGGTATGGGTCTACTATACGTTCTTAACCGCACTGGTAAATTCATGGATGACGAGCTTTTCAAACAGCTGTCTATGCTGTTTATCAATATGATCAGTCCCAATGTAAATATTCGTTTCGATGTTGATCAGTTACTGCACCAATACGAAACTATCATGGTGAATAGTGGCTTATTAGAGAAACATAACAAACGGTATGAGAACCATCTACTTGTAACGGGTAAACAAATACCCACTAAAATAACAAAAAGTATTTTCAAATTATCGAATAACAGGGATTTCATTATCGATGCAAAGAAGTTATCAGAAGATGACTTAGAAATAAAACGCTTATGTCCGGACGGCAAGGAATACAAGCGCAAAACAAGGCGTTGTGTTGCCATATGCAAAGATGGATACATTCGTGATGCCAATTTCAAATGTGTTAGAGACAAAACGCAGAAAATATTCAAATTATGTCCCAAAGATAAGGATCGCAATCCATTGACCAATCGATGTGTACAAAAATGCAAACCTGGCTTTCTTCGAAACAAAACATTCAAATGCCGTAAAAAGTTCAATCCATTTATGTAGTCATTTGGAGTAGCGTTTTCGTATTATCAATATCATTTGCTAACAAATTATATTGATCTAATTTTGGTTGATGGAGTTATTTAGAATGCTCCAAACGAACTACCTACCATGCTATTTGCAGCCATAGGTCCTGCCATGCCGAAATCGTCCCCTCCATTAGGACGCATCGTTTGGTCGTGTCCGCCAGTATCTTGTCTAGACGTAACCGTGGGGGCAGGTGGGAACGTTCCACCCTGAACCTGGGTATTATCTAAATGATCTGCCTGACTGGGAGAATGCATTGGCTCACGGGTTACACGGACACCTTGCTTCACGTTCATTTTGCGATCTCCACTCGTCGATCCGTTCCATAAATCTAACACACGATCTACCATAACATTGACCTTCAAACCCAGCTTTGTTTGAATGCTTAACACGATTATTAAAAATGATAATATCACATTGGTCAGGGTGAGACTTTCATATTTAAACCCACTGTATGTGGGGAAATAGGTGATCATGCGATGAATTATCACTACGCCACAAAACATAACTATCAATTGAATGAATATTTCGGCTAAAAGTTCCAAGCTGGACTTCTCTGGATCTGCCTCAGGAATGAACCGTTGGATTGCCTTATTCAGGGATACTACGGGAACGACGCCCATTAGCGAATACTGAATAACATTTAATAGTTCGGCCTGCCCCTCTTCTGTTGAGGAGAAGACATGAGATAAAAATGTCTTCTTAGAAGCGCTGGACGTTTCATTTAAAATTTCCATTTTGTATATATAGTTCACATAGAAAAGATATTGATGCAATGTAGGTATAGTGTTAGAGGGGTATACTTATGGAGTTATAGTTTACACCCTCGAAGATTTACACATTTGACATACTATACTTTTTTCAAAAACGACATAAATGTTAATCTAGTATTTTAGTATACATTAATTAGTATGTTGAAAAATGTTGTTGAAATCAATAAGCACAAAAATCGTGACTTGTCACAGCCTAAACACGAAGAATACCAGTATCTTAACCTTTTGAAAGACATCATAGAAGAAGGTTCTATGGAAGAAGGTAGAAATGGAAACACAAAAGCTGTTATTGGTACCGCAATGCACTTCTCATTAGAAAACGGACAAATACCAATTTTAACTACTAAAAAAACCGCTTGGAAAACTTGTCTTAAAGAATTGCTATGGTTTATATCTGGTTCTACTGATGCTAAACTTCTTAGCGACCAAAACGTGCATATTTGGGATGGTAATACAACGGCCGAGTTTTTAGAATCACGGGGATTATCTCATTATACACCTGGTAGACAGATTGGACCTTTATATTCGCACCAATGGCGTCACTGGGGAGCTAAATATGAGACTGACCCGGATGCGGATTATACAGGTAAAGGTATAGACCAATTACAAAAGGCTATAGATATGTTAAAAGACCCTAACCAAAGGAACAGTCGTAGAATTATTGTATCTGCTTGGAATGTAGAACAGTTAGACCAAGGAGTATTACCTCCTTGTCATAGTTTTTTTCAGTTCTCAGTTACAGAAGGTAATAAATTAAGTTGTTCTTTACTCGCCAGGTCACAGGATGTCCCACTCGGTGAGCCATTTAACATATGTTCGTATGCTTTTCTTACGCACTTGATAGCTAAACATTGCGATTTAATCCCTCATGAATTTATTTTATTTGGTGGAAATTGTCATATATACGAACCGCATATAGAAGCAATGAAAGAGCAAATTACTCGGGAACCGTATGAATTTCCAACAGTAGAAGTATTAAATAAACGTGATGATATTAATGATTATGTTCTTGCGGATTTTAAAGTTACTGATTACAAACATCACTCTCAGATAAAGATGGCAATGGTAGCATAACTTCGTCTGTTTTTTGCATCAGCATACTTGTAACCAGAAAATTTGATTTAGCATATTCAGCGAAATCAAATATGTATATTTCCCACCTAAATAAGATTTTTTAACGACTTAGGAATTTTCTTATGTTTCTTGTAAAGCGCAATCATTTCCTGATTATTCCTCCCGATTATATCGCTTACCAAAGAAGCATTCACGATAATTTTAGGATGTTTGAGTAGGTGATCTACCAGATCTTTGTAATATCGATTGTAAAAGGAATTCCATGATAATTCATACAATATACTGCGACCGCGTTCATCTGTCACATTTACATCAAACTTGTCGTCAAATATGATATCCTTTATCTTTTGCAATGAATGTTCGGTTCTTTCACTCGATGTGCCGCCAACCAGGCGTGTATACCTGAATACCTCCTCGCTATCAAATGGCATTATTTTCTTGCATGTGTCTTTGATTGTACTTCTACATATGGGACACTGTGGGGTTTCCTTTTGTTTTTGGCTCTTACACCAACCAACCAAACATTGTTTGTGGAAGTTGTGCTTACATTTTGTCTTTACATTTTGAGATGTTATTCGATCTAAACATATTGCGCATGTATGATCTAGTACACTCTCGCAATTACCAGTCTTTTTATTTTTACGCGTTCCGTTTTTACACCTGCTACGTTTTTGAGTAGACATTATACTTTATTACCAGAAAATATTGATACTACTACTACTACTTATAATAATTGCATAAATAATCATTTAGAGACCAATGTACGAATATGTGTATACATAATTCGAATGAGCCGTTCAAATGCAGCCGCAATTCGTCGACGCGTTGGTACTGTTGCCAGCACTCCATCAGTTGCTACAAGTAAATCACTACCTGTTCCACCAGCACCCGAACAATCCACTAAGTTGACCCTACAAGAGGTAATCTCTTTATTTGACAAGCGCATTAATGCTTTGGAGGAAAGTCGTAAACTCTCCGAAGGTTCTGTTTCGCGTGGCACATTGGGCGTTATTGAAGATGGTACTGAAATATCGAATGTGTTAGATGAGTTCAATCATAGGTTTGAAATGCTTGCAAATGAAATTTCTGACCTAAAAGAAACCGTTCTTAAATTACAGACGTACACAATGGACGTAAACAAGATGCTTTTGGGTGAACGAGTACAAGTTCTCTCTGAATTGGGAACAAATATAACTATGACAGGTACCGAAGATGTCGATATGAATAGCGTATACAGCTTGAATTCTGATGCTAACCTACCCAACGATACTAAACATGTACCTGGTTCACCTACGAGCGTCGATATGCGCAAAGAGGTTACTGAAAACACTGAGTAATATATCATTCTGTGGCGAAAATTATATAAATATGTGATCCATATCTATGTAATAACATGGCGAACAATCCATCAACGGAATTTGTACAAACAATATTAAATTTACAGGAGCAATACTATTCTGCTAACCAAAAAAACCGGTTTATGAAAAAACAACAAAAGTTAGACTGTGCAAATTCGATTTCACAAACAATTGGCATACTAGATCTATTGAACCAATCTATAACGTCATTTGACGGGTATAAAATATATGTCGATTATACGGTATTAAAAACATTTGTATGTCCTGCCAATTATACAATTGTGGTTGATCATTTTATTAACATTATCACGTCAATATTAAATTGCAATGGTAGATTTCATCTGCATGTTAATTTGAATTCACTTACTATATCCGCTCTTGACAGATACAAGGAGTTGATCATGTTAATTAGCAAAAGATGCAGTGAGAACCAATTTGACCAATACCTTGATATATTTAATATACATAATTCGCCTAGTTTTTTAACATCTACTTCCAATTTATTGGCACCATTTATGCCAGATACTGTAAAGAACAAGATACAATTCATCCATAAAAATGATACAAACAAATTACCCGACCTCATCTCAAAAAAAATAAATTAGATAAAAAACATATGTAGAAATGCCTACATACATACTATAAGTTATGAGCATTAATATTGCTATTAATGATTTTCAATCAGCCGATGCCTTTACCCAGATATTTCAACATGCACGTCTGTTTACCGATCATATAAACATATTGTTTGAACAAGGGCGTATGTATATACAATCCATGGACTCGACCCGTGTCTCTATATTTGAGGTATATCTCCCATCCGAATGGTTTTGCAAGTATGATCATCAAGGTGAAACTACAATTACTTTGGGCATCAACTCGACAATGTTGTTTAAAGTATTAAATACTCGTGATAAAAATCAAACCCTTAATATAACATTTGATACCGAAAATGAAGACAAGTTATACTTATATTTCAGTAGCGACGACAAATCGATTTTCGACAAGAATTTTGAATTGCCACTTATTGATATAGATAGCGAGCTGATGGCTATTCCCGAGAGCGAGAGTGACGCCGAGTTTGCGATTTCGTCAGCAAATTTCGCCAGCATTATCAATCAACTAAAACTGTTCGGCGATACGATTGAAATAAACTGCACAGAAGAAAAGATAGAATTGTTATCGATTAGTCAAGAATCCGGTAAAATGACGGTGGATATAGACATTGATGATCTTACTTCCTATTCAATCAATGAAGGCGAAACAATGCATTTATCATTTAGTTTAAACATATTACATAACATTTGCCAATATAATAAGCTTTCAAAAGAGATGGAGCTACATTTGACCAAGAACTTCCCCTTGAAACTGATATACCATCTTAATAATAACAACTCCGATGCCAAATTGGTATTTTACTTGGCCCCCAAGATAGACGATAACTAAATATATTTGCGTTCGAAAACAACACAAAAAACAACATATTATGATATATTATAACATGTCGACGTTAAGTAATTGTATACTCTTTGTCATAGTTCTCATTCTATATCTCCATATCGTTCAACAATTAAAGACGAGCGAGGATTTAGAAATATATGAAATGGATTATACTACTAACTCTCATTTACAAGAAGTATGTGAGGTAAAACAACCGGTTTTATTTGAATACAACCTTGTTTCTCCCGAATTTTACAAAGAGATTTCCAATGACACAATCGAACCAAATGGAATGCACGATATCAAGATCAAAGATGTAAAAGATTACTATTCCGAAGAGCAGGATACAAATAGCGTGGAATACGTCGTACTTCCCATGCAGAGTGCAAACCGGTTGTTAAAAAGTGATACTCATTCCAGCTATTTCACTGAAAATAACCAAGAGTTTATAGAGGATGCCAACCTTTTCCAATTCTTCCATGCAAATGATGACAACATCAAACCGGCGAATTCGGTCATTACTAAGTACGATATTATGATGGGATCGTCCGGAGCATACACTCCACTGCGATATCATAACGATAGTCGTAGGTTCATCACTACACACTCTGGTAAAATCACTATAAAAATGACACCATGGAAAAGCCATAAATACTTATACCCGATAAATGATTATGAAAACTATGAGTTCTCATCGACGGTAAATGTATGGGCTCCACAGAAAAAATACAAGTCTGAACTCGATAAGATGCAGTTCTTGGAGTTTGATATTGTTCCGGGGTTCATGTTATACATACCTCCATATTGGTGGTATAGTATTAAATATTCTGGTGATGCAGATACCCTAGTGACTGGATTTTCATACAACACCATTATGAATTGTGTTGCTAATATTCCGAAATGGGCACTCTATTATATGCAACAAGATAATACAAATACCCGTATTGCAAAGACTATTCCCATTGAACCTACTACTATATCTGCGGATACAAGCGATGAAGAAATACCTATTGCAGATACAACTGAAATTATTTAGTCAGTATTGTAAAGTAATTATCTGTACATTATCTAAATGAGTTCTGATAATCCAATAGAAATCTCTGGCAATTCTAATCATAATAATAACGATAATAACGATAATAACGACGAGATTGAGAACGCTTTTATTGATAATGACAATGATGTAATTCCTCCTTCGACTAATGTTAATGTAGATATAACCGAAACAGTCTCTGACGGATCATCTACCAATGACCCTGTGTTACAAATATCGACACCCTCTCCTGCTAGTTCCCGTGAGCCGTCCTCGTCACTATCATCTCGGTCGCGCAACAATGACGATGATACAACAGTTTCATCAAACCACACACCAAATGAAATGACTTCATTGATCAGTAGAAAAGAACTAGACAAAGATAGTGACGATGAATTTGACTGGTTTGCACAACGTGAATATATTATGTTTAAGAACGAGCTTACTTCGCAACGCAAAATAAACAACTTTATATTGAAGGAATGTAAAGAGAACAAGCGCCTACTCGATCTGAAATACAATGATTTAACTACAACTGTAAACAATATACAAACTTCGGTTATCTTTGTATCTACCCTGTCTGGTTTTTTACAGGCCACTAAGGTGCAATTTGGCATTCCGGTTCAAATAATCGAAGTAGTTTCAATCACAATCTCTACCTATATTTCTCTAATTCTATCCATCTCAAAATACTATAAGTTGGATGAATTAAAGGAACAAATACAGAATTTAAGAGAAAAATACTCATTGTTGCACAATAAAATCGAACACCGCATGGATGTTCTCGGACCATGGAACAATAGACATCTATGGGAATACAATAGTGCCACCGAACGCCTAGCCGAATGGAGAGAAGTGCTTAGTGATATGAATGAACAATATAGAAATATCATTGAGACTAAACAATCATTAACCACTGAATTTGAAATTATCATGGATACTATCTCTCGAAACAAATACAATTACATCAATGCCAATCGAAATTACAATAACCGCATGGAATTATTCACAACGCAAAAAATGGAGGCCGACTTAGAGAGCAAGATCGTTGCTGAACAGAAAAAACACACTAAAAATTTCCGACCCAGTATTCTTCTACAACATGAAGCCCTTGATAATTGGGACGAAGACGAAAGTGTCGTATAACACGAATTGATATACAATTACACAAATTACATATCAATTTACTACCGAATTACATTACGCCGGTGGCATTTTATCTAACACCACTTCTTTGAGAACATTCTTTATTATTTTCTCTTCGAATTTTTTATCTTCTTCTTTGTCATATCCACCCAATGAAGCCTTATAATACTTAAAATAGTTCTCACAATCTTCACTACCTATCTGTTCTACATTAGGTTTGGAATTATCATACCACTTCTGTAATTGTTTGTAATTCTTATTGGCGACATTCTTTACTGCCCTTCGCAAAGATGTCTTATCTGCATCGTCCTTCTCCCATTTCTCTTCATCCTTTATATATACTGTTTCGCGTTTCAAATCAGTACAATGCATTGGACGTGTATGCATCTCCATATCTTTGATGCGTTCCACCATTACCTTTGAAATACCCTCTACAAACCCGATGTTACCGGTGCGAATAAAATCCTCCATAGTAACGTCAATTGAATTGATAAAATCACTCATTGTTATCGCATCTTTACATGTCTCATTCAAGAAAAAATTCAAATTAAACTTGTTATTCGTTGTGTTATTCGTTGTGTTATTATTATGAATAGTATTGCCAATTTTTCCATCCTTCACTGCTTCCAGTAACTGTTCTTGTAAACCAGCATTCTGTTTATACTGTTCAACCATTAACTCTTTGAATTCATTATTCTGTCGTAGTAATTCAATTACTACCGAAGTATCTATCGGCATTATAGACGATTGCATCGTCGTTGATGTCTCCGAGGGTGTATTTGACATATCTGCGTATTTGCAAGATAATTGATGTTTATTCAAACCACGACGATACTTGTATGAATTGCCACAAACACACTCGTATAATGCAGTCGAACCTTTTTCTGCTCCATTCTGCTCCATATACAGTTTCATGTGTTTTGCAGTCATTAAATGTCGGTCATATTGACTACGTCGAACCGATTTATAGTCACAAATTTTACATTCATAATTATTTATTGATTTTCGAACTAAATCCTGCTCCATTGGTTCCTATAATAGAGGCAGGAAAAAGTTCCTAAACCATTTTCGGCATAATATACTTATTTTTTTACCGTAACAAATTTTGGGGAGGAAAAATGGTTTTCAAAGCATTATGCTAACAACCCATTTTTTGAAGAGTGTTTTTACAAAACTATTTTGGGGAAATCCATTTTGGACATTTTTAAAAATGTCCATTTTCAACGAGCGATGCCATTTCTTTTCTGGGAGTTTCTAGGAAATAAAGTAATAAAATG